CCTGCGAAACTTCTCTGTAGTAGTGTCGATAACACCAGTAGGATCAGCTTGGGAGATGTCTACGCCTTCTTCTGTTACTACAGTTTCAGGGGCGTTAAGAGCATCAACAATAAGGGCAGACTCTTCAAAGTCTCTGCGCAAGTCTCTTGAAATAAGACCTCGCCTTACATCCCCACCAATTTGTCCAAATGCTTGAATGGCATTAGCTACTGAATTGTCTTGCACACCAGGAGCATTGACTTGCTGAACAGCAATCTCGGGGCTCCTTGCTCTAGCTTCCCCGAAGCTTACCGCCGGTCGTGCAGTTTGTACAATCTGTACCATCGTATTACCTTGTAGGAGTCAAGCGAGTGTTGAGATCATTTAGATCATCAGCAAGGCTAGACCTGTAGTTATCGTAAAACTCTTTCTGTTGACGGGACAGTTGGTCATTACCTTCCCGTTGTGTTTCAATTCGACGCCGGAATCTTTCTACAACCTTTTGGCGTACATTTATGTTGCTGATCGTAGCCATGATCGTATCGTAGAACAGCTTATGATTACGTGAAACTTCTTCAGGAACAGGGATATCGTTTTCTATAGCCCTATTGATTTCAATCCAGTACTTATTATGTCCAAACATAAGCTGAGAAACTTTATGATCTATGTAAGATTCACTGTTTTCATTCATCTCTTGCAAGTCATACTTACGCTGTAAGTCAGCAGGCTTAAGTCCGAACAGCGCTGCTAGTTCTGTGCGAGTATCGAAGTCTTCAGCTACTACCGCAGAGCCGCGTCTATCTAGCAAGACATTAAGGTTTTTCATTTCAATGTAGCGGTGTACCTGATTAGCACTACTAAACCCGGCAGTACCAAGCTCTACAGCATCACCAAGCACATCACTTACTGCTTGGACAGCTCGATCAGCATTGAAGTCTTCCCAATAGTTTGGATCAAAGTACCGGCCATAGTAAGGCTTCAGCATCATCAGCTTGTCCCAGTACCGCTTGGCTACACCACCAGTCGGACCAGCAACTTTTTCAAACATGGAAGTCTCGTTCTCGAAGAAGTCCATGATCATATCATCAAGGCCAGCCAACAGAGCTACTCGGTCAGATACGATAACATCTGCACCGATCAAAGAGTGCAAAATAAAATCAGAGGCACCACCATTGAGGAAGGCTACCCAGCCTTGCAACTCTGGACGGTTGATATCTTCTTGAGTAAACCCGGCGGCTTCAGCTGCGTATCTTGTAAACGCTGCCCCAAAGGGTAGTGCAGCTGCTCCGTACAGACCCCACTGTACAGCTGCCATCTTAAGGCGCTGATCTAGAGAGAAAGCGCCGTTCAATCCCATATATGTCTCAACAGTCTTGGACATAATCTGCAAGAACTGGGTCGGGATAGAAAGGACACCCTTTTGCCAGAAGGCTCGGTTAGCGCGCCCCAAGTTAAGAAGCATATCGCTTACTCGGGTCATAAGCTGTCGCTCTAGGGCAGCATTACCTGCTACTGCATCAATACCACCAAGCTCATCCAAGGCTTGGAGGAAAGATATTCGCCTGTTAAACAGTTCGCCTGCTCGGAAGAAAGCGATGCTAGTATCTTGGGCTCGTCTCCACCCTGCTGCTGACAATCCGAACCCTTGTTGAGCAGCAGAAATATCAGCATTAGTCAAGACCGAATCAGCTAGTCCTGTCTTATCCCAAAGTTCTTTAGTCTTGCGAAGCTCTACTTCATTCTTAAAGCCAAAGCCTTTAGCGAACTTACGCACGGTAGACTTTTGCGCTACAGGATCAGTGATAAAATCCATAGCCTTAAGAGCGTTGATTCTACGCAGGTGGTTAGGGATGTTAGTCATACCTTGAGACAGCGCTACTGCTGCACCTGATCCTTGTACAAGCATCTGTACAGGGTTCAATCCACCAAGCAAACTATGGAAAGTAATTGTACGAGTTAAAGCTACAGCGTCGCTGTGTTTCATAGAGTGGATACGATCCGTAAATCCACTGCGCTTGCCTGTAGTCTTAAGGGCAAACTCGTACATCCTCTGTACAATATCGTCCCATGCTAGCTCAGATTTATCATGGAAGCCAGACCACTCCCTGATCTGTCCATGTGCTCGTGCTAGTGCTTGGTTGTCCATAGCGCCTTGCGGGTCTTGGAAAGTAATCTGGTTATTACCAGTCAGCTTACGTGCTGTACGCTCCCACTTATCTTGCATAGCCATACGCCAATCATTACGGCTAATGAAGTTCTTAGTGTTTTCCAGATACAGAGCAATAGACTCGAAGGCACCAAGCCTTACACTCTCTAGCTCATCTCCCGGCACCCCGAACGGGAGCGGGTCCTTCCGTCTGGGTCCGTAGATAAGTCCTTGGGCAGCACCCAGACCAGACTCTCCAACCCGGAATTGTTCGATCTCTTGGTCACGGTTGACTGCGATTCTAGTGTCAGACCTGAAGTCGGTATTACCTGCGGATACTTCTTCCTGCATTTCTTCAGCAAAGCGTCGGGCTTCATCTTCATTATCAAACCCTCGTACTGCTTTACGAGTCTGATGAGGCAGACCATCAAGTGTAGTAGTTTGGATAGCCTGTACGAACCAAGCGTTTTTAGGATTGATCCTTGGGATGTACCCTTGCTTGATATCGAGAACTCGTTGAGGCAGCTCTTTCAAATCTTCTGCTCGAACGATAGCGTGCCTGTACAGTTGACCTCTATCAAGGATATCTTCCTCTAGAGATACAATCCTTTTACCTTCAGCGTACAGCTCTTCTAGGTTTAGGGTGTTAGTAGGGACACCTTTAGAGTTAGTAGAAGTGCTATCGTATATAGTGCGGACATTACGACTGTTTAGGGCAGCTCGTGCTTCAGCAGGTCCCGCCAGAGGGAGACCAAACGCTTTAGCTTCTCCACCCATGAAGACTGTCTTGACTCCTCGCTCTTCAAAGGAGGCTCTTGCTCTTGCGTTACGGAGGTCCCCGAGCGCGTCCATTGTCGCTCGTACAGCATAATAGGCAGTAATCTCATCATCGTCCAGAGGGAGGCCATTAACACCAGCCCTAAGCTCCCCAGGAGTAAATACACGTCCGGTCGTTCCATCAGCGTTCTTTACCTCATCTCCATACGTAAGTACCTCTGAGACGCGCTGTATGCGCTCTGAGCGGCCTTTCTTAAGTTTAGTGATAGGCTCTACTGCCTTACCCAGCAAGCTGCTCAGCTGCGTTTGTACGGCTGCGTCGATGAAGTCTAGTCGTATAGCAGAATTGACTGCTTCTTGGAAGTCAGTCTTCCTAGTCAACCCTTTAGGAGAGAACAGAATCTCACTAAGGACAGTAGGGTTAGGCAGGTTAGTCCAGTAACCATTATCATCCAACTCGAAAGCTCGTTGGAATCTGCCTATCTCTTCTACGCCTCCATCTTTATCCATATAGATAAAGTCGTAGGTTACCCCTCGCGGCCCTACCGTCTTTTCGACACGTTCCATATCAACGATCTTATTCTCTTCACGGAGCCCTTGAATGTGCTCATCGAAAAGACCGTCGATACGTTGTACAGCTTTAGGAATATCAGACTCAGCGATTGTGGGCTCAGCAATGAACCGTTCTTGATCTTCCAAGTCTTTGATCGTACCTTTAAGAAGCTGCTGGAACTCAAGCAAAGAGTTCTGTACTTTGCCAGACAGGCTAGTATCAGCCTCAGGCACAATGTCTAGCTTCATTGGGGCAGCTGAAGTAGAAGCAGTCGCCTTGTCTATGCCAGTCGCTTCAACAGCCGTGCCTGTATTGTCAACCATGATGGTGCTGTTGATCTTAGCAGCAGCATCTTTATCCCCTGAGCTAGAGGGAAGACGTACAGCATTGTATGCGCTGCGAGTCTTAGCTGCTATTTGCAACATACCAGCAGCTACAGTAGCAGCCTCAATCGGAGCCCACAGTCCAAACTCTACACCAAGTTCACTAGCAGCCTCCGGGTCAATCAGTGCAGTAAGTACTTGTGCTGCACGAAAAGCAGGAAGTTCATCAAGCAGCTCGGCTTTAAGAAGAGGCAGTCGTTCTTTCTTTTCTTCAGGAGAAAGGAGATGGAAGTTGTCAACCAACTCCTGCATCTTAGGTGCCCACTCAAAAGGATTGAATGTATCCGAAGCTTGGACTACATCTGTCAGGAACTTGAATGGTACAAAGTCTAGTGCAATGTCACCAAGAAGCTCCCAGGTACTTTGACCTTCAAGGAGTTCTTGTACTTCATCAGCAATGCTAGCACGTACAGCCAACTCCCTACGAGTAGGCTCATCTATGTAAGTAGGGTCTTGGTACTGACGAGTTAGAAGTTGATACGGAGCATCTTTACGCTCAGCATCTATTTGAAGCTGTGTGTTTTCCTCTTGTATTGTTTGCGCAATCAGAGGTGCATCTTCAGGAGTTTCTAAGAAAAGCTCCTGTGCGAGGGTAGCGTTGTGATTGAGGATTTCATGGGTTGCCTCTTTCGTCTGTTGACGACGAACCTCATCCCCACTTATTGTTGAATCTTGAAGGATACTATCGTATGTACTGATAAGCTTATCACTACTCTCAGTATTAGCTCTGATAGCAGCAGCTTCAAGCCTACGACGGCGCAGTACTTCATCTCCCTCAGTGTTAAGAGCTTTTAGAGGTTGGAAGTCTACTTCGTCAAGGCGATTAGATTCTTCAGTAACAGGGGTATCTGGCAACATTAATCTGTTCCTACGCTATCCTGGGCTGCAATAACATCTCCCGGACTAAACCCGAACTGAGTCGGAAGATTAGCAAGAGATGCAAAAGTGTCAGCATTAGCTGCAAACGTATTAGCTCGTGAAAGCCGTTGATTGGCTGCACGATTAAACCCTTGAGTCTGTCGAGCAAATGATATATTAGATGCAAGCTGTGTATCAGCCGCAGCTGCACCACCAGCAATACTGCTACTGTCAAACCCACCAGTTTGAGCTACACCTGAGGCAATAAGATTAGCACGATCCGCCCTTGCAGCTGCAAGAGCTTGTCGAATACGACGTTGGTTAGCTACTTCAGCTTGGCGCTGTTGTATTCGTTGTGCTTCTCTTTGCTCTTCAGCAGATCGTTGCCCAGCTACTACACTAGCAGTCGTACCTGCGGCTGTAGTTGCCAATGCAGCAATTGCAATAGGCTCTAGTCCTGACATTATTTTTCCTTGGTATATACTTCGCAGGTCTTATGGTACTGAAGATGCTGTAGCATCCCGGACCAATCCCGCTTCATACTGACTGCGATGTTAACCGCAGCTATGTTGTCTTCTTTCCAAAGAGAGTCTTCGGAAAACTTAACAAGTTCCATAGAGTCTTTGCCACGATACTCTGGTACCATGTACACAACATCCGACTGTGCTACCAGCTTGTCAGTGTAGTAGTGGTGTGGAGTTATAAAGAAGGCTGCAAAACCTACGAGATTACCCTCTACCCTAGCTGTGTAAATACGCATGGCCCCAGCAGTTGCCAAGTAATCGTATGCGCCCCAGTGAGGTTTAATTTCGAAATCCTCAAACTGCCCAGCCTCATCATTTAGATTAGCCAAGTGGTTTATGATTTCGTCTATTACAGTAAAATAATCTTCTTCTTGATAGTTTATCATACTTTACTTGGCGCCCTTACATTAACTGCAAACCCGAGCAGTTGGAAATCTTTCCCCGGCTCTGAGCTGTATCTAATGCTAAAGGCGTGACCCTTTCCTCTCATTCGTAGCTTTGTTTTTATAATCTCAAATCCGTAATCAAACGGATCACTTACATCAGCGGGGATGTATGTACGCAACAGTCTATAGGCTTGCTGCTCTTTAGTCCAGCGCCCTACATCTAAGTCCGTCCATTCCCACCTTACTTGCGCAAGACACCCAGAAGGGTTGTCGAATACGATTTCACCGTCTTCTTCAACGTATCCAGTTTCAGTACGATTGAACCAGTGAGTGACGTGAGTGATTCTTTTATTGCGGATAGGGTCGCCAAAATTTTGCCAGCCAGTTTGGATATAGCTTGTGAAGTCCGCTCCCGCAGTTGATTCAGATGCACCATTTTTAATTTGGTCCCATGTTTTCCAATCTGTAAAATCTGTAGAGTTAAATTCAGATAGAGTGTATTCGTAGTTACTGTCTTCAGCTTGAAGAATAGTTAGCAACTTGAGCTGGATATTGCTAAAGGTCGGGAAGGCAATATCTTCTACTACGTTATCACTACCTTGTACTACGTTATCATTCCCTTGTACAACATTGTAGCTAAGGATTGATTCGGAGCCTGCTTCTTTCTCTAGCATCCCAGCTATGAAAGGAGAATTAGCCTCCAAGTCAGATATAGTGTATGGAAAGAAAGCTTGCAGAGTTAAGTCATAAACCAAAGCACGGTTATAGCGGAACCTAAAATCAATAGCATCATACTCTGGCGTATCATTGTAGAACCAGAAGATTCGCTTATCGAATTCATCGTAGTACGCTCGTGCGTATGCTCGTCCTGCTTGCGGGATATCATCGTAAAAGTTTTGAATCCTATCACGGCTAAGCCTCGCTACCTCAAGTACATCAGAAATTTGGCCAGAGGTCACAGCGTATATACCGCCCCTGCTCCAGTAAAACAAAGCCCCCTCAGCTTCTACAACACTGTCAGCGGAAGTAGTACCAATATCAGTAATCTTACGTACTGTAAAATCATCTGCTCGGAAGTTACCACCAGCAGTACCGGAAATAGCCCAAAGGCCATTAGCTGCTACAACTACAAGGTCTTGTCCTACAACTTCCATTTTGTAGACTTGGCCCATGTCGGCAATGTGAATTACACCACCATCTGTAGCTACTAGGTTATTAATATCTTCAGCTGTAGGGTCAGCTTCTTGATAGCACCTGCCAGCAAATTTAACATCTGTTAAGGTCTGGCTAAAGAAGACATCACCAAGTAAAGCGTTGTTAGTTACACCCGCATACCATACTCGGCCTGCATAGAATGCAGTAACGGAAGGGCGCTCTGCTATAGTTATACCATCTACGTTAGGTACGCCGGAAACGCTGCTTCTGTCTTGGTCAAAGACATCCAAAATAAAATGACCCTTCGGGGCCTCGGTGTTGCCAATAACATTTTTAAGCAGCGCTTCAGGCTGGAATCTACCAATGTTGTCTACGTTGTCCGCTAGACCAACCTTTCCTGCAATCAGAGTATCAGCGTTTGAAGGGTAGAATCCTTTTTGATTACGAAGAACTTGGATTGGATTGCCTGTCTCTGACCCCGCTGAAATCGGAAACACTTCTTTCCAACCTTGGTTTAGAAGATTGTACCGATGCTCAGGGCTCAGATTAGTAGGACGTTCTTCAATTCCTAGTCCGTCGTCTACACCTTCGAAATCTCTGATCTGTAAGTTAATTCGTGTTGCACTGAAGCTGTTAGTGTCTCCATTGTATCTGACAATAACCGGACTCATGTTTGGGTTGGTGACAATCATGACACCTTCACCAAAGCTAGCGTCCATAAGGCTATCACCAGGAACACCGTTGCCTTGTGCAAAACTTTGTAGGTTAAGCGTACCTACCAATTGTGTGCTAGGTGAATCACTTCCAAGATTATGGAAGTAAAGCGTAGCACCAATCTGGATAACAAGGAAGTTTAAATCTCCGACACCATTAACTGCCTCCCATTCATGAATAGATATAGCAGCTGTCTCTATACCACTAGAATCAATGTCATGATTGCTGATCTCATAGCCAGATTCAAAGTCAACACCCCTCCGTCGCTTTACTTCACCCGTGCGAAACACATCGACATTATCCATATCGGTTGCTGCATTCTCAGGGAAATTAAGCTGAGTGAAGTCCGTTACCAAACCTCTGGTGAAGTTGACAAAAAACTTTGACTGTTCAGCAAATGCCATTGTTAATCCTTCGTAGCAAGATATCGTTTAATAGCTTGTTTCGCAGAATTTTCGTCAGTAAACTTGCCTTTCAATTCAGCAGGTACCTGACCCCCTGGAACAAACTCAATGTGCCAAAACGTGCCGATCTTATCGTGTACTGCTTTGACTTCCTTGCCTCCCTTCGTAAAGAATTCTTCAGTTACGCTAGGGTGCATGGGCTTGTTGTGTGGGTTGATAGGCTTATCTTCCCAATCAGTGATAGGCTTTTGGTCTGCCTTTTCACTCTTCTTACCTAGTGCTTCCGCAGCGTGTTCAGCTCCAAGAGCATCACGCAGGAAAGCAGCTTCATCATCCTTAGTAACTTCGTTACGAGAATGAACCTCTTCCTCAGTAGTAGGAATGGCTGCTTCTGGAGTTGTAGACTCCGTTGAGTCCTCCAGACCGAGCAGGTCTTCCAAATTTGACTTTTCCATCGCTTTGATTAGTCCTCGATTTATCCCTTCTTAGTACTGCCAAACCACGACGAGCTTTAATCTCATCAACGGTTGACACCTCCTGGCGAATGTAGACAAACGCTGATCTGATAACCTCAGAAATCCAAGTCTGGAAAAACTGAGGGCTAGCAGTAGGAGTAAAACTGTCGGTCTTACTAAACGAAGGAATTACTTTAGCAATTACTTGCGTCTTATTTCCTTGCAGCGTACTGTCAATTGTGTTGTCAAAGGCATCAAAGACTACATAGATATCATCAAAAGATGTCCAGTAGTTAGCCTTTTGATTATTGTATATTGGAATAGTTACTCCGTTAGGTGAAGTAACTTGTTGGACATTAGTGAGCAGACTATTCCTGCTTTGTGTAATATCCAAAAACCTTTGCGGATGTACCCATTCAACCTCTTCAATATCAAGGTTCTCAGTAGGGACAGCTGTAGTGTCAGTCCAGTCATATTTGACTTGATCAATGTGTACTACAGACTCAGGAATCCGCAAAAAGTTAGGCAGAGTAGAATCAGCTACAGACTCTAGTTCTGTCAGCTGCATCAAGAACGGCCAGTCACTCATATTGAGCAGCTCATAGTAGGCACGCTCTGCCATACTAGCAATCTGTTCCGCTTCCACTGAATCTGAAATAGAGTTTACTTCATCAGACCCAAGGGCTTCAAGAGTCTGCTGAACTACTTCAAGTAGAGTATACTTACCGTTAGCCATTAGGCTCTCCGAATAGTCACGATAAAGCGCGTGTCTACGGCTGCATCGGTATTACCGATAGAGGTTCCGACAATTTCAATATTGTCACCTACGGCAAATGTATTAGCGCCGGTTGCTGTTGCAGTTTGAATCTCACCAGCAGCACCACCAGATGCGAAAGTAATAGGAGTACCAGTTACGGTTACCCCGTCAATACGAAGCTCATGAGTGTTGCTAGCAGTCACCAGAGGGACATTTACTACTGCCCGCCAACTGATAATAGTTCCTGCAAAAGGTACAGCCCAGTAATGCGTTTGCGCAGTTGTAGAGTCAATTTCTAGTACACTGAAGATTTCATCAACTTCTTCAAGGTCCGACTGCTTAAGCCTCCGGTACTCGGAAGTCTGTGCAACTGAGCTAGAATTAGTAATAACTCGACCACTTGCACCCGTACCATTTAGAGTTATGTGTCGAGGTTCATGCACATCTGCATGTTGAAACGAACTGTGTTGTACGTCAGCCATTATTTATCCTAAAGGGAGGGAGAACAGGCCCCATAAGAGCCTGCCCTCCACATGCTTACTGATTAAACCTCGCCGGTCAGAATACCAGGGGCATCCTGAGACGGTACAGGCTCAATGTACTCGACCAGAACAACGACTTCACCGCCGGTCATGGTACCCGTAGGGGTAACAGACAGGGCTTGGTCTTCGTCCAGTTCGACGTTAATCAGGGCACCATCGCCCGGATCAACCGTACCAGCCGTTACTGCGGCAAAAGCAGTATGCAGGCCGTTCGGGTCATTGCTCGCACCATCATCGTAGTCTTTTAGACCAATGATAAAGTCCGTAGCGCCCGTAACAGCTTGCAGTACTCGTGCCGTAGAACGAACTACTACAGAGCCAGCAGGGATTTGGAAGTCCTTCGAGAGCGGAGCAACTGCGTCAGCAAGGGTGCCAACGTTGTCTGCATTGAAGATTACTTCCATTTGCTTGATGCGCCCGACCGTATGGACGTTAGCATCAAACTCATTGAAAGAATCCCGAGCACCGAATCCGACGCGGAGGCCATCAGCATTAACCCACGTATCTTGACGTGCCATGTGATTATCTCCTTATTATGCGCCAGCCTGGGCCGGAGTCTTCAGGCCAGTAGCCGAGAAGATCGTAACCAGGGATTCAGGTCGCCAGAGGTTGAGACCGAAGCGAGCAGTCAGTTGGTGATACTCGGTTTCGATATCGTAGTCGCGCCACGAGTCGATCCGAGGAGCACGCCGCCAAGCACCGATAAAGGGCTTAGCATCATCGTCTGCAAGCGTCATGAATTGGTTAGCTTTGTAACCAACTTGAGCACCGCCAGTTCCAGCGGGGTTGTCCCCGTTGTAAATGTTCAGTGCAGTTTCGGCAGTTTCAACTTCATCGAGGAAGTCAGAAACGTATACGTCGAAACCATAAATGTTTCGGATGAAACGGATACCATCCTGGGCACCGATACCGGACTCGATGATGCCTTCCCAACGCGGGTTGAAAGAGACGTCTACGATAGTATTGGTCAGGTTGGTATTGAATTCAAAAGACGGGTCCACGATAGCGACCAAGTTGGTCAGCGGAGCCTTAGCCTTTTGAAGTGCATAGCGAGCGTATGCAAAGTCGCTAAGCGTGAGGGTGTCATCCGGCTCAGTAATACCGCCGGTGTCGTTACCGGAGGCAACCAAACGGTGAGCAGCGCCGTTAATAATGTTGCTGTCGTCGTTGGTTTGAGCACGATGAATCTTCAGCACTTGCGATTCGTAGTATTCGTCGAACGCACGCTTCATCTTGCGCGGCAGAGCTGCAATAGCTGCCGGAGCAAGGAAGTCGTCTTCAAGGAACTTATCCGTGTACGGTACTTTGACCCCCACGAATTCGTTAATGTTGAAGATAAATTGACCAGTATCAGGACGACGCTCAGGAAGCGAAACACTTTCGGAAACCTGGTCAATGGTCAGCTCACCGATAGAGCTAACGCGCCAGTTGTCGCCGTCACCAAAGTTGTTGATCATACGAACCATGGCAGCTGCCATAAGTTCTTCTTCAAACATCTCCTTGAGCTGCTCGTTAAATACCTCGTTGCGTTCCAGGTGGGTTGCACCCCACGTACTGTCCATTGCGGGCATTTTAGATTACTCTTAGAATTAGTCTTTCCAGTACTGTCGGTCGATTCGGTACTGCCGCTGCGTTTCTTCCTTCCAATATTTACGAGGGTTTTCACGCATCAGCTTTCTATAGTACTCTCGATCCCGACCACTAGGGACTTTAGTTTGTTCATTAGATGTTTGTGAGTGAGCTGCCGAAGCAGTTCCTTGTTGAGGAGCCCGAGTTCCTTCTTTAGCGTACAGCTTCATAAAAGCGGCGGGACTATTTTTAGCTAGGTTCGTAGCTTCCTGGAGAGACATTCCGAGTTCTGCTGAACGCTCAGATACGTAAGTATCTACTTCATTCAAAGAGCCGTGTTGCTCTTGCAGTTCGGAAAGCACTTTAGTCCAGTTTTGCTCCCGTGTTGCTTCCTTGGCTTTGTTTTGAAGCCGCTCCTCAACTTGCTTAGTCAACTCGTCCGGGTCTACTGTGGAACCAGTATTACCAGATTTATTGTCCAAACGATTCAACACTTCGTCCAGAGTTGCTCCAGCTTCGACCTTGGCTTCGAGTTCAGCAAGCTGCTTACGAAGCTCTTCGTTCTCAGCCTCAATACGCGGGATATGCTGTTGGGCATTCTCATCACGCTTGAGTATCTCGGCAATCTTTTCGGGTGTTAGTTCGCTTCTGCCTTTGTCCTGATCTACGGTCTGATCATTCTTTTGGCTGAAGTTCTGTTTATTGCGATCTGATTGATCGCCCTTGTCGTCGGGGTCGCCGACGTTTCCAAATGAATTGTTATCAGTCATATTAAGTCCTGGTCAACTCTTGCATGACTCGCATAGCATAGCGATATCCAGATGCCCATGCCATAAACCGATCATAGTTCGGTGCGTTAAGGCTTTTTGGGTCATCTATCATGTTAAGTTTTGTCCGTCCTTCCTTTTCAGCGTATTCATTTATGCGTTTTAGTACGCGCTTAGCTCGAAGGTAACTCCCTTCAAACTGTTTAATTTCCTCGTCCGTCATCCCCTTTAACAGCCGCTCGCTTACAAATGAGCGGGGCTTAGGTTCAAGCTGGGACTGGGCCTCCTGTGATGGCTTCTGGTCCTGCATCAACTACTCCTCCTGATGTATCTGTTGCGCCTTCTTGTGCTACTGCGTCTTGTGCAGCTTGCAGTCGGCGCTGTGCTTCAAGCTGTTCAGAGATTCGTACATAAGGTTGTACCAGCCCTTCTTGGCCAATGTCGAGGTCAAGAGCTTCATGATACAGCTCTGCCAGCTTACGAGAACTGAAGTGCTGCCGTACTTCCGGATCAGCCAGCGGACCTTGTTGTAGCCCCAGTAGCGTCTGGCTAAGCTGTGCAGCCCGGCTAAAGTGTCGAGCGCCTACCGGAATAAGACGACCGTTAGCTGTAATATCTTTCTTAGTAACAGTCTTGAATTCTACTGCACCGAGATCATCATCTACAATCTCAATGATATCTTGAGAGTTTAGGTTACGTACTGCTACTTCAAGCTCAGCGTTAGCGATTTGCTCAAGGAGTTCCTGAAACTTCAGGACCTTGTGTTCAAATGCACGGCTGCTTGCTGTCGCAAGTTGACTGACCTCAAATGCAGTCTTTTCTCCCGGTGAACGGATACCAAGCGCTTCCCGAGGGGCAAGAGCATACAGCTCCATTTTCTCTTCCAGCTCTTGGATTTGCAGGTCCGCGTTAAGTACCGTAGTATCCGGGCGCAGATGTGCAACGTTACCATTTTCAGCGATATAATAATGCTTCGCACCACCTACCTGCATAATCTCTTCGATGTCCCCAGCGAACACAATGTCCGGGTCAATCATCTGGTCAAAGGCATCTGCCCTTGCGTTTTCGAGGTGATTGATTCGATACTGGAGCCCGATAAGGTTGTCAAGCGGACCCATTGCCCAGAGATTTCCAGGTCTTTCACGCCAGCCAACATGATAGATGTGAGGCCGTCCGGTCCACGTATGTACAGGCTCGTCCCGTACAACACGCCATCTGTCAACAACGGTAATGACGTGGTTCTTTTTAAACTCTCCGGTTTCATGGATATACATATCTCCGTAGAACTCAAGTACTTCAATTAAACCAGAGTTGATGTATTCCATTGGAGTGCCGAACCCATCAAACGACAACTCGCTATCTTCAAGAATGTCGCCTTGTTGGAACTGCCGAAGAACACTACGGTTCTGTTTAGCAATTTCCAAAACATCTCTAAAGTGCTGCTGGTCTGGCCGCTCTTGTACAATCCGTTCTAGCTCACCAAATGTAAACAGTGTGCGGATAATCTTAGGAGCTGCTTGAAACGAAGTAGCTGTAGGATTCATCACAATATTACGTGGATCAATCCTAGTTACTTTAGGCCCAGTGTATGCAGTAGTTTGCTCACCAGTTTCCGGGTCTTCTACAATCTCGTTAACGTAGTCTACTTGAGCAAAAGCATTACCAGTCCACACCCAATCAGATAGAATAAGCCGCATCTGCTCACGGAACCCAGAGCTGCGAAGACGATGCTTCGTTTGGAGATAAGCTTCAATCAGCTTACGCTTGTTGATAGAAGCAGACTCTTGGTCAGCACCTTTCCACTTGAGCCAGCGATCATTAGGAAACAAAGCTGCATCGTAGTTGATTGTTAGTGCATCAAAGATGTTAGCAATCTTAGGACGATGAGTTGTGTTACTCCAATTAGTAACTGTCTCGTTGGTAGTATCTCGGGTAGATGTAGCAAAGATATACTTGTAGGATTCATCCCACCGATCATTTGCTAGGTTACGAGATGACTCCCACTGGGTATAGAATGTGCTGATGTGCGCCGCTACTAAATCTCTTGCACCGCCAAATGCGATGTTAAGATCAATTGCGTTTCCTTGGCTCATGCTGCTACTCTGCCTCTGCGACCGCCAAAGCGGTTATCGTATATAACATTGTTGGGTGTAAAATCTACTGTTCCGGTGTTACGCTTACCTGGGGGCTTAGCGATTTCTATAGCTGCAATCAACGCATCTACCAAGTCATCATGCCTCGGCTTTTGTAGAATGATCTGGTCTTCTAGGTCTGAGGTGTGTCCACCTCGGTAGTGCCAGATAGTCTTGGCATCATATCGCCACTCTAATGTTGCAGCTTTACGCTCTGGCTTACTCCCTTCTTTGACTGTAGACTTGCCATCTACTGCAAGGACATCACCATTTTGACGGATTAACCTTTCAAGCTCTTGCTTTACAAAATGTCCGCCTGCGTTAGTTTCTACTCTAATCTTTTTGAAGTGCCACTTATAGTGCAGGTTAATTACTTCTTCGTAGTACCTAGCAAAATTGTTTGTTTTAAACTGTGCCAAATCTAGTACGTATATAAAACCATCGTGGTCAATCCCGATGACGGCGATGGCGGTGTAGTCTGATGTACTCTTGTCAGTCCAGGCAACGTCCATGGCTGCAAAGACAGAGAGCTTGTTATTACCTGCGTACCAGTTCGATCCACGGAGATCAAGCTTCGAACGGTCATAGTACTGGAACATGGAACGGTCGATAGTTTGATTCTCGATCGCGTTCGGGTTGTTGTAGTACTGGGCGTAGAACTGTGCGACTTCTCCTTTCGACGCATAGTCTGCTTTAATCGTTGCCAGTATTTGCGGATCAAATCCGTAACCTTCCCCCGTATCGGGCGAGAAGATTCTTGGCCAAAGAAAGTTACCTGTTCCATTACCGCTATCCTCTGCCTCTCTTTCGAATATATCCCAAAGCTTAGTCTTAGCTGTAAACTCTTGTTTGATGCTGTCCCAAAGAGGGACTTCAGCATCTATCATAGATTGATAGGCATCGCTTGGATGGTATCTCGTGCCCACTGCCTTAATCTCTCCACCCGGATTGAGAATCGAGGTGAATTGCGATAGCGCTCTGTTGACCTCAGAACGTCCGACAAGCGTATAAGCGAACTGAGGAACCACAACGTCGTCGAATAACGCAAGGTCACAGTGTAGTCCAATAGCGTTAGACTTAACTGTTTTAACAATGATCGTATGATCCCGAATACCCCGCCGTTTTCTTTCAGGGTGGTCAACATTAAACGAGTAGGCTGACCATTGTTCTCGTTGCCCTTCATCTTCATTCAGCATCTCCGGCCAATAGTACCTATAGGTATCATTGGTCATCATATTCTTGATGGCGTAGATTTGATCTTTGGCCAGGTCTTCACCAGCTGAAAGATAAACGATAGTTATCCAAGGCTGGAAGGTGATACGCCATGCAGCGTACCCAGCTAAGATATGAGACTTAAGATGCCCACGAGGCAATAGACCGAGCTGACGAGCATTAGCAGTCGGACTTGAGAGCCACGCACAAAACTCTTCGTGTATGTCACCGTATTGGTATGACGGATTAACTAGCTTCAAAAATGAGAAGAAGTTATTCCGGCACTCCTCAATTATGTGCTCTTTGCTTGGTGCCATCTACAGCCTTAAGTCCAATTCTTGCAAAGTCTTCCTTGAGCTTTTCTTTCTTGGCTGCTTCTTCTTGTGCAGCTTTACGAATTTCAGCTTTTGAAGGACGACCTCGCTTGGCTTTCTCCCCGTCGTAAATTGCTTTTTGGGCTTGGACGTTGCCACCAGCAGCAGCTTGCTTTAGCTGATCGTAAGCAACCATGCGATCCATAAGTTCCTTCTCTTCACGCCAAGCAGCAATGCCATTCCAAGTATGGCTTTCTTTTGACCCGTTTACAAATTGTGGAACTTGTAAGAGTCTTTGCCAATGAGCCCAAGAGCCTACTAGCTTCATAGCAGCTTCCCACTCTGAAGCTGAGTACATATAAATCCTATACGCGGAAGGTAGTCCCTCCCACTCATCCTCACGCATTGTGTAAATGGGAGGGTATTTATCCCTGTTCAGATAATTAATTTCATAGAACAGGTTAGTCCTGTACGCACCACGAACATCTTTAAGATGTGAACGATCTACGTCTGGGTCCATAAACCCAGTAAAGTTAATATAAAAATCTTTATCGTATTTCATTATATTAAAGGGTACGTATTAACCCAAGACCTTACATCTGTAAGAGAGGTAATCTCAGTACTAGTTGATGTCCCTATCCACAAAATTAAAGCGTTAGTAGAAGGAACACTTGATTGTTCTGAAGCTACTAGCTGAGGTGTTCCGCTTTTATCAGCGTACACAGCCCAAGAACTGTTAGCAGGAACAGTAATACTTCCTGCTGCTATTTCTATGACAGTGCCATCCTGTTGTCCTAAAGCACCACCAGAATGATTAACATCTAGCCCTGATGTACTGTCAGGATTAAACTGCGTAGTCTGGTTAAACGATGCAATTGTTCTTACTGTTTGTACCATCACAGCCCCGTAGCTGCCCACAAATCAGCAGCGTCTTGATCGGTTATTGCACTGTTACCAAATGCCAAATGAGACAGCCGCCCTTGAAATGGAGTGAAAGTAATGCTAGGCGCAAGACCACCTATACAAGCCCGGCTTACACCGGACAAGGCTTTAACTCCCGACCACCAAGTATCCTCGTCAAAAGATGTAGACCCAAATCCGCCATTGAAAACTAAACTTGGAGTAGTAACAGAATCGAAACGCTGACCATCAATATACCAAATAACACCAGTACCATCGGCGGGCTGATAGCCTAAAACTTGATGCCAATTGCCATCGCCAACGTCAATCGAGGTCTGTTCTCCAAGCCATGCACAACTATAACCATTAGCAGAGCCATCTCTCCACTCTAACCTTATGCGGACCCCACCGCTAACCTCCTCGAATCTGAAATATCCTTCATTGGTAATGGTGTTATTTGGTATATTGATGGT